GGGCGTTATTACGATTGTTAAGGAACTGCCGCAGAAAATCTGGAACAGCATAGTAGGGGCAGTTACCAAAGTGGCTACGTGGGGCAACAATATGCTTACGAAAGCCAAAGAGGTAATGAATGCCATGGTAACGGGCATTGTTACGATTGTTAAGGAAATACCGCAAAAGATTTATAACAGCATTTCTGGTGCAATTTCCAAAGTGGCTACATGGGGTACAGAAGTAAAGAACAAAGCCGTAGAGGGCATGAAAAATGTAATTACTGGAATAACAGACGTATTTAAGGATATTGGCAGTACGTTTGCAGGGTTCGGTAAAAACATGGTAGAGGGCATCTGGAACGGCATAAGCGGCGCTACGAGGTGGATAAAAGACAAAATAAGCGACTGGGTAGGAGATGTTACCGATTTCCTTAAAGATTTATTCGGAATTGCCAGCCCGTCTAAGCTGATGCGTGACGAAATCGGCGTATATCTGGCGCAGGGTATCGGCGTTGGCTTTTCTAATGAAATCGGCGGTGTTAAGAAAATGATTGAGGACAGCGTACCGCAGGAATTTGACGTAGACGCAAAGGTAAATGTAGGCAATGAATTTAAGTATGATAACGACGACAAAAAGCCAAAGCCGAGAGGCGGCAGTGCAGCAGGCGGCGTAGTTGTCAATCAGTATATTTATGCGAATACCACGGACTATGCAAAACAGCAGAAAGAGGCAGCCCGACAGTTCAGAATGATAGCAAGGACGGTGTAACACATGGAAAATGAAAAACTGACTTACATAAATTCAAGGGGCGAGCGGTTAGAGCTGGGAGTAGACAGCGTATACCATTGCAATATAAGTAAAGACGTAGAGGGCATTTCCGGCGTTACGAGCGTCATTTATAGCACAAACAGTATGGGACAGCACGGCGACACCTACGTAGGGCAGCGTATCGAGGCGAGGGACATAGACGTAGTGGGACATATCAACACACGGGATAAGGCGCAGGCATTGGAACTGCGCCGCCGTATGCTTAAGATATTTAACCCAGAGCTTAGCGCTACGCTGGTGTATGAGTACGGCGGCTTTAAGCGTGTGATTGATTGCAGGGCGTATGGAGAGCCTAAGATACTAAAGAAAGAGGTACTTTATGAGTTTGATTTACAAATAGAGTGCCTTAACCCGTTCTGGCGGGAAGAGGAAGAAACAAAAGAGGATATAGCAAGCTGGGTGGCTGCGTGGCATTTCCCTTGCGTTATCGAAAAGGACAGCACAAAGAGCATGATATACGGATACCGAGCGGAAAGCGTAATAGTGGACTGCTACAACGAGGGCGACGTATCAACAGGAATGAGGATAAGGTTTACAGCACTGGGGACAGTTTTAAACCCGATACTGCTTAATGTGGATACCGAGGAATTTATACAGATTAACGCCACTATGAAAACGGGCGACGTGATAGAGATTAACACGAAGTACGGCAGCAAGGGCGCTAAGCTGATAAGGGACGGCGTAGAAACCGACTATTTCCGCTACATTGATGTAGACAGTACATTTATGCAGCTTGCCATAGGCGACAATATGTTTAGGTATGACGCAGCCAGCGGCGTAAACTCTCTGGAAGTATCCATATTCTACAGTAAGGAATTTTTAGGAGTGTGACAGTATGGAGCTTAGAGTATTCGATAAGACGGCGCAGCCGCTGGGAGCTATAGACGAGCTGCCAAGCCTGCTATGGCATACAAAGTATTTTGACGTAGGAACTTTTAGCCTGCTTGCGCCGATTACGGACAATAACAGCCGTTTGCTGGTAGAGGGCAATTTAATAACCAAGCACGACGGGAAAAAGGAAGTAAAGACCGCTGACGGCGGCGTATGGCGCAGGGCAGCGCAGATAACCTACGTACACATTACAAAAGACGAGAACGGCTTAGAGCAGTTAGAGGCACAGGGCTATATGCTTAGCTGGTGGCTTAATAAACGCTGCATTTATCCGCAGATTATGGCAACAGGTACAAACCAGTATCTTATAAACCTTATGGTAAAGAACAACTGCGGCAGCGCAGCAGGAACAAAGCGGCGTTTTCCATTGTTTACATTTCTGGCGCAGGAAACCATAGACGGCGTGGCGGTTGAATATGCAAACGAGGTATACGCACAGCTGGGGCAGGAAGTAAAGGCAAGGGCGCAGGCTGGAAAGCTGGGCTATGACATTCTGCTTAACGAAAGAGAGGGACTGTTTGGCTTTTATCTGTATAAGGGCAATGACCTTACAGCCACAAATACCGAGGGCAACACTCCATGTATATTTTCAAAAGATTTTGATAATGTCAACGAACAGGAATATACAGCCAGTATAGAGAACTGCGGCAACTTTATTTATGTGCAGGGAGCAGCTGACGACGACGGCAGCCAGCCGGTAACCACAGTGGACGGCGAGGGCGCAACGGGGCTGGATTTGGTAGAGGTATTCTGCGACGCTACGGATATTGCCAGAAAGTACCAGCAGGGGGAAACAGAGGTAACAATACCGCTGGATACCTATATTGCAATGCTGAAAACGAGAGGCAGCGCAGAGCTGGAAAACTACGGAAAGAATATAAATTTTGTAAGTACCATAAATACAAATTCAAACTTGAAATTTAAGGCTGATTTTGATTTAGGCGACCGCATTACTTGCAAAGAAACCAAGTGGGGCATACAGATAGATGCACGTATTACAGAAGTAACAGAAACATACCAGAAAGGCAAGGAAACCGTAGAGGCGACTTTTGGCGACAGCCTGCCGACGCTGGTAGACCAGATTAGGAAAGTGAGGTAGCGGAAATGGCAAACAGCTTACCGTTTAATGCCGTGGCAGTAGACGGAGAGTACGACAGGGTATATAAAGCCGAGGATTGGGCGTGGTACTTTGCTACTTTCATTGCAAACGGCATTTTTCCAAAGCCGAGCGACGGGCTACAGGTGGTAGCTTACAGCGGCATGGAAATAAGAGTAAATGCGGGCTATGCCTTTATAAACGGCTACGCCTTTAGAAATCCCGCAACGCTTAGCGTAACACTGGATACGGCAGAGGGAGCGCTTAACAGGGTGGACAGGGTAGTAGTTCGCTGGGATTTGCCGCAAAGAGATATGTATATTGCGGTGCTGAAAGGCACACCGTCTGCAAAGCCGACAGCAACGGCAGTAACCCGCACTACGGAAATATGGGAGCTTGCGCTTGCAGATATTTACGTAGGCAAGGGCGTAACAAGGATACAGACGCAGAATATCACAGACCAGCGGTTTAATAGCGCAGTCTGCGGTATCGTAACGGGAACGGTGGAAGAGATAGACGCAAGCGTGCTTACAAAACAGTTTACGGACTTTTTCAACACCTATAGCGCAGCCGTGCTGGACGAGTTCAGCGCATATAAGCAGAATATGGAAAAGTACCTTGCAGAGATTGCGGGCGTATATGACAGCTACGTAAGCAAGACAGAGGGCTTATTTGCGCAGTATGAAAGCCAGTTTAACGAAAGATACAGCAGTTTTGAAAACACGCTTGACAACTGGGATAAGGAACTTTTAAGCGCCTATACAGACTTTATGGCAAAAATTAAGCTATTCCAGTCGGACGCTGAAAACGAATTTAACACATGGTTTGAGAGTATCAAGGACAAGTTGGGCGAGGACATAGCAGGCAGCCTGCAACTGCAAATTGAAGAGCTGGCAGCAGCCATGCAGGAAGTGAAAAAGCAGGCAGAGGCTGGCACGAAAGAAACCAAAGAGGCAATAGCAGCGCTGGACGAGCGGCTTAAGAGAGTAGAAAGCGGCTGGGGCATTGACTATAAGCATGATGCTGTACTGGGATTGTGTTACATGGGTGCGGCATACATGAGCCAGCATTACGAAAGAACAGTAGAAACGGCAGTGTTAGGGGCTACCTACGTGGGTAATTCCTATCTTGCAAATACATTTTAGAAAGGCGGCAGACCATGAAAGGATTTCCTAAAGTATTAAAGACAAAAGAGGACTATTACAACTGCCTTGCTATGGTAGCAAGCGGAGAACTGGCGGCAGCGGATTTGCTGGCAAAAATCGAGAGCGCAGAGAATCAGCGTTATATTGAGTGCGGCGTAGCAGCTGTAGAGGAAGAGAAAAAGGCGGTTACGGTATATTACTGCGACGAGGCAGCGGTAGGTATGAAATTCGTAGCGGGCGACGTATCCGGCACGGTGCAGGGAGTAACACATATCCAGACCGACGAGGCAGCGGCAGCAGGAGAGGCAGGAAACGACAGAACAGCCCTTACACTTTCCAAAGCGGTAAAAGCGGGCTGCAAGGTAATTGCGCTGGAACGCACAGACACCGTGGCAGGAATGACAACAGACGACATTGCAGCACTGAAAGGAGTATTAAAGCAGTATGAGTAGATTATTAGTGGACGACGTTACAAAGACCGACGCAAGGGCGCTTTTGAACGTAAATAAAATGGCTACAATCAGCGATATTGTAGCACCGAGCAATGAGTACATTTACGCCAGCGGAGCAAATGAGCTGACTGTAGTAGAGGGCTGCGTAATTGCCGTGGGTGGTGCTGGAATTTTCAAGACAGCAAACACCATTCTTACGGCTGCTAATCTGGACGCAGGCAGCGCTTTTGCGGTAGGTAAGGACTATTACGTATATATCTGCGACAGCAGAATTGACAGCGCAGACGAGAAATACGTAATTTCCCTTAACTCTACATACCCGACAGGCTGGAACGCTACAAACAGCCGTAAAATCGGCGGCTTTCATTATGGACGCTGCCGCAAGGTGGACAGCAATTTACAGCCGCTTAATGGCAGCAGTGTTATTTTTGGCACAGGCTGGGAAAGTGCAGTAAGCAACGGCATTGTACCACGTTCTGTATGGACACTGGGACACCGCCCGAAATGCAGCCCAGAGGGTATGGTATATTTAGGCGGCGGCACATGGGTAGATATTTACCTTAATTCTGACGACGGAGCAAAGGGCTTGAAATCAGAGTACGGCTGCGCACCTATGACGGGTACAGAAAGCATGAACTGGTACAACTTTGTAGAACGTCTGGCAAAGAGCGGTAAACGCCTGCCGAACTATGCGGAATTTTGCGCTTATGCTTTTGGCAGCCCTGCCGGACTGGATAACGCAAATACAAACGCATGGAGCGCCACCAGCAACACAGGTAGGGGCGTAACAGGCAGTGTGGTAAATGCCGTTTCTTCCGTGGGCGTTGTAGATGCCGTGGGGCGTGTCTGGGAGTGGCTGGACGAGCTTATTACAAGAGCGGAACACGCCACAAATGCAGACTACCACGCAAGCGTAGCGTGGGGCTGGGACAAGAAAAGCCCATTGAACACAGGCGAGAAGTCTTACGACGTTGGTAACATTTACCAGTATTACGCATATTCTCTGGCGGCGCTGATAGCGGGCGGCCGCTGGGGCGATGGGGCGAATTGCGGCGCTCGTGCCGTGAGTTGCGGCAATTGCCCGTGGGATGTCGCTGCGAGCATTGGCGCTCGTGGGGCGTGTGACTCTCTGTAGACGGCGGGCGAAAGCCCAGCCGGATAAACGGGGGTAAGGCATGGACATACAGACAAAAACAGATATTATACACCAGAAAATATACGATTTTCTGCTATATATTTACCCTCTGCTTACGAAGTACCCAAAGTATGAGAAATTCAGTTTACAGACGGCGACAAGAAACGCAATTCTTGAAATGCTGCAAGAGGTTATAAAGTGGGATAAGACGGCAACGAAAAGCCACTTATACACGGTAGATACGGCATTGCAGGAAAGTAAAGAATTGCTGCGGCTGGCGCATGACTTGAAGTATAGCGCTATGAACGCACGGCACTACGGCGAGAGCTGCCGCAAGCTGAAAGAAATAGGCGTTATGCTGGGCGAACTGATAGAAGAGGTAAAGACCAGAAAATAGCAGGATATGGGGCAGCTGCTTACTTACAGCCTCTGGCGGCGCTGATAGCGGGCGGCAACTGGAACAATGGGGCGAATTGCGGCGCTCGTGCCGTGAATTGCAACAATTACCCGTGGAATGTCAACACGAATATCGGCGTGCGTGGGGCGTGTGACTTAGTGAGAGCATTTTAGGCGCAGTGTTTTACGAAATGCTGGCAAGGACTTTATATTAGGCAGATGCTTAATAGTCTATAGTCAGAGTGGCTGTCCCGCCGCAAGGCAAAGAGAAAAAGTAGGGCTGCTGGTTAGTAGCTGCGGCGAAAGGCAGGAGCTTTTTAATGAAGAGGATAGGATATACAAAAGACCGGGACGGAAAAACAATTACGCTTATTGGGGCTATGGCAGATTGCGGGAACGTACAGAAAGCCTATAATAAGGCGAGAAAATGTAAGAGGTACAGAAAAGACGTACTGATATTTACCAAAGACAAAGAGGAAAATTTAGACCGGGTACGCAATGACATTTTAGGGCTTGCCTATGAGCCGGGAGAGTATCGGTATTTTAAAGTATATGAGCCGAAAGAGAGGCAGATAATGGCGCTGCCATTCTATGACAGAGTGGTGCAGCACGCTATAAACAATGTGTTAGAGCCTATTTTTAACAAACGGTTTATTTCCCATTCTTACGCCTGCCGGAAAGACAAAGGTATGCACGCTGCCTCTGATGCGCTGCAATGCTGGCTATACGACTGGGACAAGTACCATAAAGACCAGCCACTATACGCAATCAAAGCGGACATACACCACTATTTCCAGAGTATCACGCATGAGATACTTAAGGCAGAAATCAGAAATATTATCAAGGACAAGCAAGCGCTTGTATTGATAGAGCGGATAATAGACCATAACGGGCAGATGCCGGACGGCGTAGGGATACCAGTAGGAAACCTTACAAGCCAGCTGTTTGCTAATATTTATCTCAATAAGTTAGACCAGTACGCAAAGCATACGCTGGGCGTTGGTATGTATGTGCGGTATATGGACGATTTTATAATACTTAGCCCAGACAAGGAAAAGCTGCGGTACTGGCTGGCAGAAATTGAAAGATTTTTTAAGGGACGAGCTGCGGTTAGAGCTGAACCCTAAGACAACGATTTTAGCCGCAAAGAACGGAATAGATTTTGTTGGATACAAACACCGGGCAACACATAGGAAAGTACGACCGGATAGCATTAAGCGTATCAAGAAAACCATTAAGAAATACGAAAGAGGAAAGATTACAAAAGAGCAGTTACAAAAGAGTATACAGAGCTGGACGGGACACGCAGGACACGCCGACAGCTACAACTTACGAAAGAAAATAATCATGCTGGCGCAGGCAGCAGAAGAGAAAGGGGGCAACATTTCATAAATGGCAGGAAACGCCTTACTAAAGACGCTGGAAGAACAGCAGGAAATCATACAGCAGCAAAGTGCGTTGATTGTGGAACTGGTGGAAACGTTGGAGCAATGGGAGCAGGCAGCGGGCTATGATGCAGGAGAATTAAAAGAAAGGGCAGCAAGGTTGTGGGGAAATGGTGGAGAAACCGGGACAGAATACGGGTAAGCGGAAATGAGGCGCTGCTGGTAGAGCTGGAACGTATTAGAGATGAGGACGACAGACAGAATAAACGTATTGCCGTTATCGAAGAGGACACAAAAGCAATACATAAGCTAACTGCATCTATTGAAAAGTTAGTGATACAGATGCAGGATATGCTATCAGAGCAGAAAGAACAAAGCGAGCGTATCAAACGGTTAGAGGAAGAACCGGGGAACGCATGGAACGCAGTAAAGAAAAAAGCTGTTGATACCGTCGTAGGACTGGTAGCGGGGGCATTGGCAACGGGGCTTATTTATATGATAGCCCAGAATATGTAAAGAAAGGACAAAGTATTATGAAAAAAATTGATTGGGTAAGGAAGTTGACAAGTAGAAAATTGTGGACGGCGGTAGCATCGTTTGTTTCCATGATGATTGTAGCAACTGGCGGCGCAGAAAATACCGCAACGCAGGTAACAGCGCTGATTATGGCGGGAGCGTCTGTAGTAGCTTATATCATTGGAGAGGGACTTACAGACAGTGCAAATATTGGACTTGAAGAGGGAGAAGTAACAGAAGAGTAAGGCAGAGCAGCACGGAGCGCTTGCGGGAAACCGCAGGCGCTTATTTTAATTCAGAAAGGGCATAAAGAGTATGAAGAAAATAAACAGACTGATAAGCGGATACAATCATAATCCGGGAAGTATTTCACGCATTAAATACATTGTAATTCATTACGTAGGCGCATTGGGCGGCGCAAAGGAAAATTGCCAGTATTATGCCGGGGGAAACCGCAACGCCTCTGCTCATTATTTTGTAGGGTTTGACGGGGAGATATGGCAGAGCGTAGAGGACGCTAATATAGCGTGGCACTGCGGGGCGAGCAGCTATAAGCATGGGGAGTGCAGAAACGCTAACAGTATCGGTATTGAGCTTTGCGTAAGAAAGAGAAATACAGCCAGCATGGGCGCAACAGATAAAGACTGGTATTTTGAGGACGCAACAGTAGAGGCTGCGGCAGAACTAACACGGTATTTAATGGATAAGTACAATGTGCCTGCGTCTAATGTTATCCGGCATTATGACGTTACGGGTAAGATTTGCCCGAACCCGTATGTATATAATACAACAGCGCATACATGGGACGAATTTAGAAAGAAAATCAGCGGGGGAGCAGCAGCGCCGACTACAGAAAAGCTGTACCGGGTGCGTAAGAGCTGGGAAGATGCAGCAAGCCAGCTGGGAGCGTTTGAAGAGCTGGAAAACGCAAAGAAAGCGTGCAAAGCGGGGTATACAGTCTACGACTGGAACGGCAAAGCGGTATATCCGAAAACAAGCGAAAGCAAGCCGGATACTGGGAATGTACAAGAAAAAGAAATCTGGGACTTTTTCACGAAAAAAGGGTTAAATGCCTATGCGGTGGCTGGCTTAATGGGGAATCTGTTTGCAGAAAGCGGGCTTAACCCGTGCAATTTACAGAATACCTATAATAATAAGCTGGGAATGGGGGACGAAGAGTATACAAAAGCGGTAGACGCTGGCAGCTACGGTAATTTTGTAAACGACAGCGCAGGCTATGGGCTGGCACAGTGGACGTTTTACACCAGAAAGCAGGCGCTTTTTGATTATGCAAAAGCAGCAGGCGTATCTATTGGAAACCTTGCTATGCAGCTTGCTTTTTTGTGGGAAGAATTGCAGGGGTACAAGTCTGTTATGGATACCCTAAAAAGCGCAACGTCTGTACGTGCTGCGTCTGATGCGGTACTTACCGGGTACGAAAAGCCAGCAGACCAGAGCGAAAACGTAAAGAAACAGCGGGCAGGATATGGCGACGGATACTATAAAAAGTATGTAGGGAATAGCAATAACGCCACCATTAAAAAGCTGTACCGTGTGCGCAAGAGCTGGAAAGATGCAGCAAGCCAGCTGGGAGCGTTTGAAGAGTTGGAAAACGCAAAGAATGCCTGCAAAGCGGGCTATACAGTCTATGACTGGAACGGAAAAGCTGTATATAGCAAGCAGACAACAAAGAAAGTGCCGTATAAAGTGCAGATTGACATTGACGACCTTAGAATAAGAACGGGAGCGGGCACAGGTTACGCAGTAACGGGAGAATATACGGGCAGAGGTGTATTTACGATTGTGGAAGAAAAGGCAGGAAAGGGAAGTACGGCAGGCTGGGGCAAGCTGAAAAGCGGCGCTGGCTGGGTAAGTCTTGATTACTGCACAAAGCTGGTATAAGTGTTTGGGCGTGTCGGTTTATGTGCGGCATGCCCTTATTTTTTTGATAATTGCTGAAAAAGTATTGGCAATATACCCAAACGGGTATATAATAAAAACATGGAAAGGAGAAAAGAGCAAATAAACGCAAAGCGTTAGAAAGGAGAAACGGCACAATGGGTAAGAAAAAGAAACATAAGAAAAAGCCTATCAAGTGGCAAGATTTGGCAGTCAATGCACTGATAGACTTAATCGTAGGAACGATACTTATTATAATAGATAAGCTATTAAATTAAGTATCCGGTGGGCGAAAGCCCACCACCTACTTAAAATATATCATAAACCCAAAGCCGAGTAAAGAGCATGATTTTGAAGTTAGGCATATTTTTAGTAGCCGTAGGACTGGTAAAGCTGCTGGTAGCGCTGGCAATGAGAGCGAAAGAGAAAAGAGGTAAAGCATGATAGGAGAAAATATTAGAAAAGCAAGGAAAGCGGCGGGCGTTTCTCAAAAAGAACTTGCGGAACGCCTGCAAGTATATCAAAAGGATATTAGCCGCTGGGAAAATGGAGAACGCACGCCAACGCTAGAAGTGTTTGCAAAAATCTGTAGAGAGCTTAATGTTTCTGCTGATGAAATGTTAGGATTAAAATAGCAATGGAAAACTACGGCAAAAAGTATACAATAGAAAAAGGCATAAGCCGCAGACTTGTAAAAGAGTTTGCGGCTTTTAATCGTATATAGAACAAAAGAGAGGTAGAGAAAATGGCAAAGGGCTTTAAGCATCTGACAAAGGCAGATAGGATAAAAATAGAGGCGCTATTAAAGGCAGGACACAGCATAAAGGAAATTGCAGACCTACTGCACGTACACCGCAGCACGATATACAGAGAAGTAAAGCGGGGGATATTTACGGCGCTTAATTCAGACCTTACCACAGAGGAACGATACAGCCCGGATATTGCCGACGATAAGTATAGGGAAAATCTGAAAAGCAAGGGCGGGATACTCAAAATAGGGAATGACATAAAACTTGCAAACTATATAGAGGATAAAATAATAAACGAAGATTACAGCCCGGCAGCAGTGCTGGGGGAAATTAAGGCGCAGGGAAAAGAGGGGGAGTTTAAAACAACGATATGCGTAACAACTCTTTACAGTTATATTGATAAGGGGATATTTTTAAGGCTGACAAATAAAAATCTGCCAGTGAAGAAAAACCAAAAGCGGAAATATAACAAAGTGAATAAGCAACAGACCAGAGCGGCAGCAGGCACAAGCATTGAAAAGCGCCCAGACGAAGTAAAAGAGCGGCAGGAGTTTGGACATTGGGAAATGGACAGCGTAATAGGTAAACGGGGGAAATCAAAAAACAGCCTGCTTGTGTTGACAGAGAGAAAAACAAGAGCGGAAATTATTTTTAAACTACCAGCACACACGGCAGCAGAGGTGGTAAGCGCAGTAGACAGATTAGAGAGAAAATGGGGAGAACTATTTAAGCAAGTATTTAAGACGATAACAGTAGACAACGGCAGCGAGTTTGCATATTGCGAGGAATTGGAGCGCTCTATATTGAATGAGGGAGAGCAACGAACAAAGCTATATTATTGCCACCCGTATAGCAGTTGGGAACGTGGGACAAATGAGGTTACAAATAAACTGGTGCGCCGGAAGATACCAAAAGGGGAAAACTTTGACAGCAAGACTGACGAAGAGATACAGAATATAGAAAACTGGATAAACAACTACCCACGCCGGATACATGAATATAGGACAGCAGGGGAATTATTCACGGAAGAGGTAAGAAAAATAGGATAGAAAAAATTTAAAAAAGTGTCGCATTTAATATTGACATTTTTAGTGATAAGTTTTAAAATTAAATGCGACAAGAGGTATTAAAGCCTCTGCCGCATTTATTTTTTTACGGTAGATTGAAGTAAAAAGCATAGTGCGGTAGAGCTTAAAAAACTCTATCGCACTATTTTTTTATCCAAAAATCAGAAAGGAGCGGGAGAAATGGCACGCAAGTACAAGAGATTGAGCTATGAGGACAGAAAGACCATAGAGGAAATGTGCCGGAATGGAAAGAAAGCGGACGAGATAGCAGCAGCTATGGACGTGCATAGAGCCACGATTTACCACGAGCTGCAAAGGGGCGGTGCTGGTGGTGGTAATAGGCAGCAGTACAGCGCAGATATGGCACAGAGGGCGATTTAATCAGAGAGAACGAAAGAAAGGCAGAAAATATGGAAAGATACATAAAAGCAAGAGATTACAAAATATTGATTTATGACAAAGAGGACAGAGAAAGCTATAGAGCGGCAATAAATGCACTGACAGAGGCGAAAAAAATGAGCGGGTGGGATAGAGTGCAAGGCGTAACCATTCATAAAGATTGTAGAATACCAGACCTTTACCACGGGGACGACTTAGCAATAATCATGGAAAGAGATAACGGAAACGGCGAATACAGCATAAAAATTATGAGTTAATGGCGGTAGCTGCCGCCAGCAAGCGCCCTTAATTCAGTGGGAGAATACCGCAGCCGGATATAGCGGGGGCGCTGGTTCAATTCCAGCAGGGCGTTTTAGGTAGCAGTTTGGCGAGCTGCACCAGAGAGCAGCAGGCGAATAGCTGCATCTGGATACCGTGAAAAAATAGCAGCGGGTATACCAGCTATAAAGTATGCAGTCGTTCAACAGGTTTTAAGCAGCTTTTTAATGCGAAAAGCGCCCACACGGTAAATTACGCCAGAATAGGGAGCGGTAGCAATGAAAATGCCGAGAGCGCCGCCGAAAGAAAGAGAGGCATAGGGAATGGAGAACATAGCACGTATACAGATAGTAGAGCCGCAGCCGGAGAGACGAACTGCGGTAGCAGCAGCGTATAGAAGAGGGTACGCAGATGCGCTGGAAGATATGAGGAAAAGGCAGAGGGAGAAGAAACGCCGCCGACAGTATTTTATTATGCAGAAATTGAACGGCATAGCATTACTGGCATTTACAGTGTTGGCAATCTACATATTAGAGGGAGACGCTACAATAGCAGTTTTTACAGTGCCGTTAGGATTGTATATGATTTTCAGCCGAGAGATGTGCATAGTGAATAGATATTACTGGGAGACAAAAGAAAGGAATAAAAGAAATGATAAAAATTTTAGAGCTGTTCGGGGGGATAGGTAGCCCACGTTGCGCCCTGCGCAATATAGGCATACCAGTAAAAGCTATTGATTACGTGGAGATAGACGAAAAGGCGGTACGTTCTTACAACGCTATGTTTTCTGACGAATTGGAATATAAGACACAGAGCGTAGTAGGGTGGAACTTAAAACCAGATATTTTAATACATGGTAGCCCGTGCCAAGATTTCAGCATAGCAGGACATCAAGGAAAAGCGACGGCAGAGGCAGGACGTATAAACCGTGGAAAGGGAGCGGATAAGGGGAGCGGGACACGTTCAAGCCTTATGTGGGAAACAATACATATTATAGAGCAAATGGGAGAATGGAAACCAAAATATGTTATTTGGGAAAATGTAAAAAATGTATTAAGTCGTTATATGCGTGTGAATTTTAATCGGTATCTATCAGAAATGGAGCGGTTAGGATACAGCAATAATTTTGAAGTGCTGGACGCAAGAGAGTTTGGACTACCACAAGCACGGGAAAGAGTTTTTACAGTATCAGTGCTGGGAAATGAAAAATTTTCGTTTGATGATTTGATTAAAACACCTATGAGGGATATAAACGATTTTTTGCTATCAGATGCGCCGCCAGTGTATGACGTGACACAGCCAAGCGTTTTAGAGGCAATAGGGAAAAAGGGGATACGGCGGGCGACGATAATAGAGGACTACGCATTTACGATTACTGCAAGGCAGGATAGAACGCCAGCACAGGTAATAGATATGGGAAACGGGCGCTATAGGTATCTGACAGAGTTAGAGTGCTGGCGCTTGCAAGGATATACAGACGAAGATTTCAATGCAGCGGCGGCAGTGCATAAGAGAGTAGGGCGCTATATAATGCCTCTTTATAAGCAGGCTGGTAATAGCATACCAGTACCGATATTTGAAAGTCTGTTTAGAAAAATGATACTGCATGAAACGGCAGAAAGTGGGGTAGTAAATGGCTATTTATAGAGAAGTAAGCACAGAGGTTTATTGCGATATATGCGGCGAAAAGGTTATAGGCTGGAACAGCGTAAGAAATGGAGTAAGTAAAATATGGGCGGCATATTTTGCGAGGCAAGAGGGTTGCACAACGGGAAAAAAGATTGTTTGCAAACAGTGCCGGATAAAGCAACGAATGGAAAAGTGCAGCTTACAAAAGAAATACGGAACTGCTGGAAAAGACGGGAGCGGCGCTTGTTTTAGGTTTTGGTAGTGAGTGGGACGACGAACCTATAGAACAATGCAAACGCTGCATTGCGTGTGCCTCTTTTGACTGGGACGAAGAAAAGAAAAGGTTAAGCATAGGAGAAAGAAAACGAGGGAGAGCATGAGAAAGAAACATAAACGAGAAAACAAGGCGCTTAAGCTACTGATATGGATAGCTGCGGCAGCAGGAGTAACAGTTGTTGCATTATTTGCACTACTCACCAGCCGAGAACAACAGCAGGAGCATAAGAACGCTGATAAAAGGCAGCAGGCAGAGCCTCTGGTAATTGAAGTGCCGGAGCAGGCGACAGAGGGCAGCATACGGGTATTTGATTATGACGGTTGCTGTATTTACGCATATTACGGAAAAATCGAGATAAGGAACGACGGCAGGGACGGTAAAGAGATTGATATAGTTTGTGCCGGATACTTAGAGGGATACGAAGAACACAAAGAGCCAGACGAAACCGGGGAAAGAGAGGCAGAGCATGAGTAACGTATACATACGCAGCCAGAACAGAGAAAAGCTGTATATTTTTGGTATTTCCTTTAATTCCTTGCAGTACGAAGAACAACACGACTACAAGAGAGGGAAAGAGGCAGCAACACACCACACTATTTGCATTGCTGACGGCTGCTTAGAAGAAATTGCAGAGTATGAGAGTAAAGAGCGCTGTATAGAGGTACTGGACGAGATAGAGAAAGTATGCAGCAGCTATTTATATACAGAGGGCAGCATGGGGCTTATCAGAGGTAGCACGCCTACGCCGCCTATGGCAACGGATATACCGAGGGTATACCATATGCCGGAGAGGTAAGGACTGCGCATGGACGAATACAGCGAGGCAGTAAAAGGGTTTTACCGAGTATACAGACCATTACAGAAAAAGCACAACTTGCGTATGCACAGCAGATTTAGCATATATGACGACGGGTTTATAGAAATCTGGGAGTATATCGGAGAGCAGCGGAGTAAATGCGTATGCAAGGTAAAAGAAGAAAAAGATGTAGAGTGTTACAAAAGAGCGACAGAGGAACTACAAAACTATGGAAGAGAATGAGAGGGAGCAAGACATGAGAACAGGGCAGGATAAAAAGGAATTTATGCCGAACTTTTTAAAAGACCTTAACACGGAAATTTTAGAGCAGCTGACAAAGGGCAGCAGTGAAAAGAATGTAGTAGGACTGGCAGGGGACGTAAAGGAGCTGAAAGCGGTAGAGGCTGTATGCGGGCTACGGTTTAAGGGTTATCTGGGACTGGTTGAGGTGGAAAGACCGAGCGGGATAACGGACACGCTGGTAGTAGCGTTTGCGTGGGACACGCCGTATAAATCGACGCAGGGCGTAGAGTTTGACGTATTGCGGGAGTATCCGGCAGGCAGCAGGCTTTTACTTTACGGGAAGATGCAGACACTTAAAGATTTTTCCACGGGGCGGCAGCTGGTTTTTGTACTGGCTGATTTTGTAGCATTAAGCACAAAGGCAGAAAGGCAAAATGACATAGTGTTAGTGAGCGAGATTGTATATAAACCTACATACAGAGAAACGCCGAGAGGAAAGCGCATTTCTGATATTTTCGTAAAAGTAAGAAATCAGCTTACGAAGAGCAGCAGCCTTATACCGTGCATCTGCTGGAATGAAACAGCGGAAGAGGTGGCAAATTGGCTGCCGGGGGATACAGTGAAATTGATAGGAAGATTGCAGAGCCGGGAATATGAAAAGTTGATAGAGGAAATTTACGCAGACGGCGTAGTAGCGGAAAGAGTAACAGAAACACGTACAGCCTATGAGGTATCAGTACACACAATCAGAAAGGCAGAGGGAAAATGAGCGTTGAGCATATCGGAAAAGGTTATGTAAAAATCTGCGTGAGTGAGGAAGAGTTAGAGGATAGCATAGCAGGACTTAGCCAGTTAAAGCCTATTCTGCAAGCGCAGGTAATGAAAGGGAACGGAAGAAACAGACAGCAGGGGCTTTTTGATGCAGCAGAGCTGGGGAAACATTTTGACACAGCTATAGATGCAATGACAATGCTTTTAGCTGGCTTTAAAGAAGAAAGTGAGGTACAGAATGAAAAGTAAAACAATTTTAGGAGCAGACGGCACAACGGAAATGCGGGAAATTACAGTAGGGATACATGGGAAAGGCGGCGAGGTAGGAATAAGGGCAGTACAGCGGATTGCGGGTATGGTAAGCAGCTTAAAGCAGTGCAAAACGCCGCAGGAAGTATACGACAGATATTTACAGATTACGGGGTATTGCAAATGCTGTATTGATTGCGGCTTTATGGACGAAAAGGGAGCAGACGAGCTTATGTGCTTAGCTGCCTATCTGGCAGGAAATGAGCAGGCAAGGGCAGAGGCACAACAGAAAGAGGGTAAAGAGGCATGATGAAAGTGTATGTATGCAGCCCGTACCGGGCAAAAGACGGCGCAGAGCTGGACAGAAATATAGAATATGCGCAGGCACTTACACGGCAGGCGCTTAAGGCGGGCTTAGCACCGATTACGCCACATTTGTATATAACGCAGTGTTTGGACGAGAAAAAGCCGCAGGAACGGGCGCAAGGGCTGGCAGCAGGATTGGAATTGCTGAAAGGCTGCGATTTTATGATTGTGGGAGATAAATACGGTATTAGCGAGGGTATGTACCGGGAGATAGAAACAGCAAAGGCGTTGCGTATTCCCGTGGTAAATGATGCCGGGCTTTTAGTCCGGGCAAAACATGAGAAGCAGAGGGCAGAGAGGCTGGCAGAAGAATACGCTAAGAGGTATGCGTGCTGCTTTTGCAGAGGGAGAAACTTACATACTTGCACTGGGTACAGTTGCAAAGAGCCGTACCAGAGAGCCTACGATTACGCAAAGAGCGAATTAGCCGCAGGCTGCATGGTGGTAAAAAATTGAATAAAAAGGAAAAGCCCCTACGGTACGGGAATACCATAGGGGCTAAGCTATACAGCTTTTAAACCTACAAATATTATAAGCGAAGTATGGCAGAAAAGCAAGGAAAAATCACGGGCAGCAAGCCCGTTTTACCACTTGATAAAAGTATTAACTATCCGACAGATATAGAGAAAAAGGGGTAAGGGTATGCCATACGTTGAGAGGATAACCAGAGCAGGGAAAACGATAGAGGTAGAAAGGTATTTTACAAGCAGATATAAAAAGCCGGGGATAAAGAGAGGAGATAAAGTTAAGCCAACAAAGGAGCAGCAGGCAAAGGTAAATACCAGACAAGCGGAGAGAAAGTTAAGAATACTGATGAACGCTAATTTTGGTTATGGAGACTACCATTTAGAGCTTGACTATATCCGAAAGAAAGGACAGCCGGACAGAACGAAAGAGCAGATGCGCAAAGACATAGACGTATTTTTAAGGGAGTGCCGGAAAGAGTATAAAAAGGCAGGGTTAGAGCTTAAGTACATACACGTTATGGAGATAGGGGAAAGAGGCGCAAGGCATCATCATTTAGTGATAAATAAAATTGACACAGAGATTTTGCAACGCTGCTGGTATAAGGCATACGAGGGACATAACCGCATAAAGGTTTTTCCTCTGGACGACAGCGGCAACTATGCAAAACTGGCAAGCTATTTTATCAAGTACACAGATAAGCACAGAAAAGACGAGGACGGGGCATTGCAGGGTAAGCGTTGGAATTGCAGCAAGAACCTTGTAAGACCAGAGCCGGAAATAAGGGTAATTACAGACAGACAATGGTTTAAGGCAGAGCCGAGGGAGATAAAAGGCTATTACGTGGACAAGGACAGCGTAAGCAAAGGCGTACACAGCCCGGATTATTACGGGTATGGGTATTTTAGATATACGTTAGTCAAATTAGAGGAGAGGGGGGGATAAGATGCAGATAATACAAGGATTGCTGATTGCGGCAGCACTTATAGTAATGGTTTTTCTACTGCTTGTAGCATTGCTACTGCTTGCGTTTGGGATAGCAGCAGACGTAATGAGGCGGCAGGACGAGTGGACAGACAACGGGAGCAGAAAGGAGAAAACAGAAAATGATAGAGAGGCTTAAATACTGGCTATTCCAGAGAGGGAAAGACTGCTACCATTGCTGCCTACGGTGCGAATATTTTGATATTTGCCGTTGGGACGTGATAACGGGAAAGACAGCGGAGCAGGAGCAGACAGTAGAACTGCTGGCAGTAGAGGCGGCAAGAAAGAACGGAAACACGGGGCTGCTGTATCGAATTTACAAATATGTGGAGTTTAAGAAAGGGGAAAGGCGAAAGCATGAAAAATTTTAGGCTTGACGACGAAAGCGGGCATCAAGAGGCACTGTTTAGCTGGGCTGGGTATAACATGGGGCGTATGCCGGAACTGGAATATATGCACCACGTACCAAACGGCGGCAAGCGTGACAGAGCGACAGCGGTAGCCCTTAAGAGGCAGGGGGTAAAGGCAGGAGTGCCGGATATTGTTTTGCCAGCTGCAAGGGCAGGGTATCACGGGCTTTACATTGAGCTTAAAGCTGGAAAGAATACCACAACGGAAAATCAGCGCCGCTGGTTAGAATATCTGCGGCAGCAGGGATATTATACAGCGGTATGTTATGGCTGGCAGAAAGCGGCAGAGCTGATAGAACGCTATTTATTACATACAGAGGAACTGACAAAGGAGCAGAAAACTATTACATTGCGCTAAGAGGCGGGCGCAGGAAGTGAGGGCAAGAATGAAAACAATAAGCATTTTGAACTTAAAGGGCGGCGTAGCAAAGACCTTTACAGCGGTAAATATGGCTTATGAGTTGCACCGCAGAGGGTTTAAGGTACTGCTGATTGATAACGACAAGCAGGGAAATGCAAGTAGGGCGTATGGAAGATACGACGCAGAGAATGTAGCGCCGATAACAAAGCTGCTTAGTGGAGAATGGAAGAGCGCAGGGGAAATTATACAACATACGGAGTATGAGGGTATAGACATTGTGTCTGCGAATATGTCGCTTTTTGGGGCTGCATGGAATTTGACGAGGGAAGAGAATGAAAACCAGATAGAGAGATATAAAAAACTGGCGACAGCAAAGCTGCTGGGGTATGGCTGGGCGAAATTTGATTATATCGAAGTGCAGAGGGCTTACGATTACTGCATAATAGATAACCCGCCGGACATAGGGCTTAACGTGGTAAATGCGCTGGCAATCACAGACGAGGTTATAGTACCCGTGAAGATTGACGAGGACGCATTAGAGGGACTGGACATTGTGGCAGAGCAGATAGAGGACGCAAAGGCATTTAATGAGCGGCTGCATCTGGGCGGCGTGTTGGTAACGTCCTACCAGAATACAGACGGAGAGGCAGCAGGCGTGGAATGGCTGGCGCAGAATGGAAAGTACAAAATACTGGGCGTTATCAGATATTCCAAGAAAGTAGCAGAAAGTTCATTTATGCGAAAGCCGATTTATGAATATAGCCCGTGCTGCGGAGCGGCGCAGGGATACAAGAAATTTATTACAGAGTACACGGGGAAAGCGAGATAAATTATGACGGTTTTTGAAATGTTTTTAAGTATATGGCTTTTTCTGTATAGATTAAAAAGAAAGGTACGGGCTTTAACAGAAAGTGATTTTAACCGTATGCTGTATAGCGACGATTTGACCTATGAACAGAAAATATATTTGATTTATTTTAGATACGCATAAAGAAAAAAAGTGAGGGAAAGAACATGGCAAAGGCAAAGTTTGGTTTAAATGATATTTTGAACGCAAAGAGCAGAGCTGCGGCAGCAGGCAGGGTGGAAGATTACGAAGAGATTTATTTAAGCCCTTATGAGGTTAAGGCTGCGCCAGAGAATACGCACCAGAGCTTAGAGAACATAGAAGAGCTGGCAGACAGCTTTTTACACGTAGGGCAGGAACAGCCTACGGTACTTGCAAGAGTAAAAGGCGAGTTTCTGATAGTGGACGGACATAGGAGAAACGCTGCAAATATTATGAATTTGGAGCGGGGGCATAAGGAGTATGAGAAAGTAAAGTACCGCTACAAGGATATGACAGAGGCAATGTATGAGCTGTCCTTACTGGCGGGCAACGGATATACGCAGGGGCTTACTGCATACGAAAAAACCAGATTAGTAGAGCGGACAAAAGCGGCGCTTATCCGGGCAAAAGAAGAGGACGGATTAGAGATTAAAGGCAAGATGCGGGACTTAGTGGCGGCTATGTTGAATGAGAGTAGCACAAACGTAGCCAGAATGGAGAGCATTAACAACAATGCCACGCCGGAGATTAAAGAGCAGCTGAAAAATGGGAACATGGGTATTACGGCTGCTTATGAGGCGGCAAAGTTGCCAGAGGACGAGCAGAGGGAAATTGCGGAGCAGGCAGCAGGCGGCAGCATAAGGGCAAAGGAGATAGCCGCAAAGGTGGCAGAGAAGAAAGCGGGGACGATTACGAAACACCGCACCCGGAAAGCATTACATCATTGTGCTATTCCTGCAAGCGATATAAGGATTGCAATGTAAAGACCGGGACGTGTGAGAAGTGCGACCAGTACATAAACAAGGCAGAGGCAGAAAAGACAGACGAGCAGAGGTATAACGAAGAGCAGGACAGAATAGACCGGGAAACAAAGAAGAAATTGCAGGAGAAAGCGGACGTAGAAAAAATGGAGCATCTGCCAAGCGACAAAAAAGCAAAGAAGTATATCAGAGTTTCCGGGCAGACATTTAAAGCCGTATGTACAGGTCTGCTGCCGTATTTGCTTTTGAAGTATGAAAAGTACAGCGCCGGAGAGATTGCAGTTATACAAGAATTTGAAGAGGGCAGAGCTACTGGAAATACGAAAGAGGTATATATATCCTGCGTGGATACAGAGGAAACGCATACAGCTATTGCAGAGGGCTACTGCGTTCTGGGAATTTGCGAAAAAGAGATAGCCGTAGAAAAAGGCTGGCTTAATGAAGTGTCCGAAACGGACACAGAGGGGGGGCAACTTCCGGGACAAATGAGTATTGACGATTACAAAACGGAAAGTGAGGGCAAAGCATGAAATACAGACAGTGGAAAAAGAATTATAAGAAACGGCATGGGGTAAACCCGCCAGCAAGCATAGACAAGAGAAAACAGAGAAAGGCAGCAGCAAGGGAAATAAAAGCCCTTGCTAAAGTTGATTTTATGGAAAGCATAGGGAGAGCCGCAGAAACATTAAAGGGAGTAATGGCAAACTTTATGCGTGCGCTGGGAAATGGAATGGACGCAGCAGGGACAGTGTGCCGGAACGCAGCGGATTATATGCAGCCGTTAGAGATTAAGGGAAATGTTCTTAGCTGGGAAGTAAAGCCAGTGGTATGCGATTATGGAGTATATGAAAATAACGCATTGAACGGCAGCAGCGTACTTAAACTGATTACAAACAGCAGGAGAGCGGCAGAAAAGATAGTGGAAATCATGCAGCAAGACAATTTAGAGCATATTAGACTTAATGAGCCGGAACGGATACAAAAGAGGCAGGACGCAGCGGATAGTTTGCGGACAGCAGTTATTACAGCATACGAAAAAGGGGCGGTAGAAAATGGATAAAGATTTAGAAAATTGGCTTTACAGACCGATTTACCCAGAAGAGGAAATTTTTAAGAAAGTTGAGGCGGCATTAGGCTTTAAACTTTTTATCTGGCAAAAGGCTTTTATAGTTACGGGAGTATTTAGGCAGTATGGGGAAACTACAGCAGAGATTTTAAGGGAATTGTTAGACACAAAAGCAGAACCGCTGGACTATGTAAGACCACCAGAGAACGTAAGAGCCAGATTTTATAGGGACGAGCTTAGGGAAATACAGAAGAAATTACAAAGAGCAGGAATAGAAACAAGGCAAGTATTTTGGAGTGAAAAAGAAAGGCGTAGTTATTACTGGAAAAACGGAGCGCCGGAGAGATGCAAAAACCCAGATTGCAAAAACTGCCCGTTTCCACCATGCAAGAAAGGAGCAAAAGATAATGAGTAATATTTTACTTGCAATTATTGCATTGCTGCTTGTAAGCATCTGGCAGCAACTTAAAGAGATTAACGAAAGGGGAAAAGGGCATGAATAACGTATCACTTTCTGGAAGATTGACGAAAAACCCAGAGCTTAGATATGGCGGGCAGGAAAATAGCACAGCTATTGCACGCTTTACACTGGCAGTAGACGACGGACGGGAAACAGATTTTATAAATATTAAATGCTTTGGACGTACTGCGGAATGGGTAGACAAATGGCTAAGCAAAGGAAATAGGGTAGAGGTAACAGGAAAGATTAAAACGGGCAGCTACGATAGCCAGAGAACGGGACAGAAAGTATATTACACAGAGGTAGTGGCAAATAACGTAGGCTTTGGGGAAACAAAGGCAGAGGCAGAGGCGAGAGCGGCAGCAGGGCAGCAGCAAGATTATAACGACGGCTTTATGAATATTCCAGACGGCGTAGACGACGAGCTGCCGTTTAATTAAAAGTGAAAGGCAGGAAATTTAGATGCAGGAAAAAGAGGTAGAAATAAAAGGGCTGGCTACAGAGATTAAGCCAGAGAATGAAGAAACAGCAGGAGCGCCGGAGGGGGAGCAGTGGGTAGCATTGCCTGCGGCTGATTTTGAGGAAATGATACAGAAAGCAGCACGGGCAGCAGTAGCAGAATACAAAAAGCAGGAAGAGAAAGACAGAAAGCAGAATAAGTATCATAACACCTTTATGCTGATGAAATGTTATCGGGACGCAGCTTTTCACATTGAGAACGCAATAAGCGACGGGGAGCAGCTGGAACTTGCAGGAATGACAGACGAGCAGCAGCGTACATACTTAGAGAGTATCAGACGCAGCCGCTTTAAAACTCTGATTATGACGGCACATATCGACAAGGCGGTAGAAGAGATAGAACGCAGGAGAAAGGCAGCAGACAGAGAGGTAGAGTATAAGGCGTTTGAAATGTACTTTATGCAGGGCATGGACTATGCAAAGATTGCAGAGGAACTGGACACTGGAAACAGCACACCAAGACGCTGGATAACAGCTATCATAAATGAGCTATCGGTATTATTGTGGGGAATGGACGAGGACAAGATAAGGTAGCAGGAAAAGGCAGCATGACAAAAGAATGAAAAAAACATGAAATTTACATGGAAAAACAAAAGAGATATAATGGTAGCATGGAAAGAGTAGGCGAGAGCTTAACCGCAGAGGCGGCAGCAGTAACCTACTCTTTTTTGTTTTCATTCTTTAGCCTCCACCCAGCGCATGAAACTTAGGGCGCTGGGATACTAAAAGAAAGAGAGGGGACAGCGTGAAAGAATGGGCTAAGAGTTTTTATTTATCAGCAGCGTGGGAGAATACAAGAGCTGCTTACTTAATGTCACAAGACTTTATTTGTGAGAGATGCGGAGAGCCTGCAAAGATAGTACATCATAAGCGCTGGCTTAACCGTGACAATATCAATGACACAGACATAACGCTTAACTGGGATAACTTAGAGGCGTTATGCCAAGACTGCCACAACAAGGAGCATCATAAAAGCGCACCGAGGCTGCGTTATAGATTTGATGCAGACGGCGGTATAATCCCCCCTATGCAGAAAAGAAATTAAAGGGGACAGATACCGAGGGGGATACCCTAAAATTACCCTACGGGCGTGCGCAGGCGTGGTGTAGGGGGTGTGGTATGGGGCAGAGGAACTGAAAGCGGGGTAAAAGAATGGCAACAAGGAAAGAAAAGACAAAAGAACAGAGGATAAAAGCAGAAAAGACCAGACTTAAAGGAATTTTTAAAGACTTAGACGAAAACAAAAAGAAGTTAGTAACGCCGCTGATAGAAAAGGCTGCTTTTATGAGTGTTGAGCTGGACGACTTGCAGGCAATGATAGAAAAAGACGGCTGGACAAGCGAATACCAGAACGGGCAGAACCAGTGGGGAACAAAGAAAAGCCCAGAGGCAGAAACTTACATAGCCTTAAGCAAGAACTATGCAGCAATCATTAAGCAGCTGACAGAATTAGTGCCAGCAGCAAAGCGGAAAGCAAGCAGACTGGCGGCACTGCGGGAAGAATAGCCCGGAGTGATACCGTATAAAAATTATATCTATGAGTACCACGCAAAGATTACAAGCGGCGAAATAATAGCGGGGAAATGGATAAAACAGATATATAAAATCATTGTGGACGCACTGGAAAAGCAGGAGTATTTTTTTAATGCGAAAGCTGCAAATAAGGCTATTAAATTCATTGAGAATTTTTGCCACCACAGCAAGGGGCGCAATGATTTATTGAAACTGGAACTATGGCAAAAGGCTATAGTTTCTGTTATTTTTGGGGTACAAGACGAGGAAAAAATACGCATTTTCCGAGAAATATTTATAGTTATCGGCAGAAAAAACGGCAAGAGTTTATTTGCGTCTGCGATAATTGCATACATGGCATTTTTAGAGCCGGAATACGGGCAGGAAATTTACTGTTTAGCACCAAAGCTAGACCAAGCAGCGCTTGTATACGACGGCTTTCATAAAATGGTACTGGCAGAGCCGGAGCTTGAAGAGCTGGCGAAGAAACGCCGCAGTGATATTTACATTGAGGAAAGCAACACGTTTGTAAAACCGATTGCTTTCAATGCCAAGAAATCAGACGGTTTTAACCCGCAGCTGGTGGTATGTGATGAAATGGCGGCATGGAGCGGGGACGCTGGACTTAAGCAGTATGAGGTTATGAAATCTGCTTTAGGCGCACGTACCCAGCCTATGATTTTGAGTATCAGTACAGCTGGATATATCAACGACAGTATTTATGACGAACTGATGAAACGCAGTACCAGCTTTTTAAAGGGCAACAGCAAAGAGCGTAGGCTTTTACCGTTCCTCTACATGATTGACGACGTGGAAAAGTGGAACGATTTGGACGAGCTGAAAAAGGCTAACCCTAACATGGGCGTTTCCGTAAAAGAAAGCTTTTTCGTTGATGAAATAGCCGTAGCAGAGGGCAGCTTAAGCAAGAAAGCAGAGTTTCTGACGAAGTATTGCAATATTAAGCAGAACAGCTCTATTGCATGGCTGGAATATACGACAGTAGACGGCGCAGGCGTTGAAAAGACCTTAGAGGACTTTAGGGACTGTTACGCCGTGGGCGGCATTGACTTAAGCCAGACAACAGACTTGACCGCAGCAAGCGTGGTAATTGAGAAAGAGGGTAAGCTATATGCGTTTACTCAATTCTTTATGCCACGGGGAAGAATTGAACACTTGCAGGCGACGGACGGCGTGCCTTATGACATATTTGTTAAAAAGGGGCTGATTACTTTAAGCGGCGAGAACTACGTAGACTATCACGACGTTTACAACTGGTTTACTATGCTGCTGGAAGTATACGGAATACGACCGCTTAAGATTGGCTACGACCGATATAGCGCACAGTACCTTATTACCGATATGGCAAATTACGGTTTCCACATGGACGACGTATACCAGGGCGAAAACCTTACGCCAGTTATCCGTGAGTTTGAGGGCATCATAAAGGACGGCAATTTTAAGATTGCCGACAACAATTTACTAAAGACACATTTTTTAAACGTAGCGCTTAAGCACAATATGGAAACAAGGAAATTCAGACCGATTAAGATAGAGCAGCGGGCGCACATTGACGGTTTCGTATCTGTTATTGATGCAATGACGGTACGGCAGAAATACTGGGAAGAGTGCGGCGAGCTGCTGAAAAACGCCGCATAGAAAGGAGAGTGAACGGTATCAAATTCTTAGATTATCTTTTTCATGGGAAAGAGCTGCGATATATTGACAGCTATTTTAAGATGCTGAACGGGTACAGCCCTACGTTTACCAGCTATAGCGGCGGTGTATACGAAATGGACTTGACGAGGACAGCAGTAAATAATTTTGCTACACATTGCAGCAAATTAAAGCCGGAGATTACGGGCAGCGCCCTTAAGCATCTGGAAAAAACATTACAGCATAAGCCTAACTATTTCATGGATACTACAAAGTTTATTAAGCGGCTTGCGACCTACGTAGCAGTAGAGCATACCGCTTTTATTGTACCTATCGAGGACAAAATAGGCAGGCTATGCGGCTGGTATCCGCTGCGTGCGGAACGCTGCGAGGTGGTAGAGGTAAAAGGACAGGTTTACTTGCGGTATCTGTTTGCAAATGGGGAGCATGGGGCTATTGAGTTTGAAAAAGTAGGTATCATAACAGACTTTGAGTACACAGACGACCTTTTCGGAGAGGATAACCGCACGCTTAAGCCGACTATGCAGCTGATACATACGCAGAATGAGGGCATTATAAATGCCGTCAAAAACTCTGCAAATATCCGTTTTCTGGCAAAGGTGGCGAATATGCTGAAACCAGAGGATATTAAGAAAGAGCGGGAACGGTTTACCGAGGACAATTTAAGCGCCGACAATGACAGCGGAATGATTATTTATGATAATAAGTTTTCGGAGCTGAAACAAGTAGAAAGCAAGCCATACACGCCAAACGCATTGCAGATGCAGAATATACAAGAAAATGTATGCACGCATTTTGGTACTAACATGGATATTTTGCAAAACAAATTCAATGAGGAAACGTGGAACGCATATTACGAGGGAAAGATAGAACCGTTTGCAATCCAGCTTTCCCTTGTTATGTCAAACATGACATTTTCAGACAGAGAGATAGCGTGCGGAAATGCTATTACTTTTTCTGCAAACCGCCTGCAATATGCCAGCAATGCAACAAAGCTGCAAGTAAGCACACAGCTTTTTGACCGTGCGCTGCTGAACCGTAACGGCGTAATGGATATATGGAATATGGCACACGTAGAGGACGGGGAAAAGTATTATATCCGAAAGGAATACACGGAAGTAAGCGAGCTGAACAACAGTAACAAAGAGCCGAAGATTATCATACAGCAAGTACCGCAGGCGGGGCAGCAGGGGACAGACGACGGAAAGGGAAAAGAACCGACAGAGGGCGAGCCGAAAGAGCCGCCAGACGACGGGAAACAGAAAGAGGGTGTAAACAATGCCGATTAAGAAAGAGCGGGAATATAGGGCGCTGGCAGCGCCATTGACTGCGCAGGCAGCAGCAAAAAGAATAGACACAGAGTATTACGTAGAGGGATATGCTACAACTTTTGACAAGCCGTATCTGCTTTATGAATTTGAGGACGGGACAAAGTTTTACGAAAGGATAGACGCACACGCACTGGACGGCGCAGACATGAGTGATGTTATTATGCAGTACGACCATGCAGGCAGAGTGTTTGCCAGACAGTCAAATAAGACGCTTATTTTAGTGCCAGACCATAAAGGGCTTTTAGTGGCGGCTGACTTAGGAAAGACAGACTTAGCCCGTGGGTTATATCAGGATATTGACGCAGGCATGATTACTAAAATGTCATGGGCGTTTACCGTGGCAGAGGAAACATACGACAGAGTAACACGTACAAGGACAATTTTAAAAATAAAAAAGGTTTATGACGTATCCGCAGTGAGCATACCAGCAAACGGGGATACTGAAATAAGCGCCCGTAATTTTGCACATAGGAGTTATGAGGCAGAACGGCAGGAGTTGCTTAACAGACGGGTAGCACTACTAAAGATTAGAGCGAATTTATAACACAAAAAAAGGAGAACAGAAACCATGAGATTAAAAGAAATTGAGGCAAGATTAGCCCAGATTAGAAACGAGCTGAACACCAGAGCGGCAGAGTTGACCGCAGAGGAAATTACAGCACTGGAAACAGAGGTAACAGACTTGCAGGAAGAGCGCACGCAGATTTTGGAGCAGGCAGAGAGAAGAAATAAGCTGCTTGCCAGAATTGCGGCAGGAGAACCGATTGACGACGGACAGGGCGGCGAGGGAACAACGCCGACAGTGCTTAGAAATTTTAGCGGAGCAGCCGGAGAGGGGGACGACGGCGACAAGTACGGCAGCATGGAATACAGAAAGGCGTTTATGCGTTATGTATGCCGTGGCGCAGCTATTCCGGCAGAGTACAGAGCAGATGCAGTGAGCAGCACAACGGACGTAGGCGCAACAATTCCCACAACGGTGCTGAACCAGATTGTGCAGAAGTTAGAAAGTACGGGAATGATTTTGGCGCTTGTAACCAGAACTGCATACAAGGGCGGCGTGGCTATCCCGGTGTCTACGGTTAAGCCTACTGCAACATGGGTAGCAGAGGGAAAAAGCAGCGACAAGCAGAAATTTACCGCTACAAAAGACGGCATGATTACTTTTGCATATCATAAGCTGCGCTGCGCCGTTGCGGTAAGTCTGGAAGTTGACACAATGGCAATCAGTGCTTTTGAGGCTATGCTGATTAACAACATTGTAGAGGCTATGACAAAAGCACTTGAGCAGGCGATTATCAGCGGCGACGGAAACGGAAAACCGAAAGGAATTTTAAACGAAACACCAGCAGAGGGGCAGAAACTTACCAGCTTAAAACCTGCTTATGCGGACTTAATCGCAGCAGAGGCAGCATTACCGCAGGCATACGAAAACGGGGCAGTATGGTGTATGAGTAAAAATACGTTCATGCAGTATTATGGACTGACAGACAGCAACGGGCAGCCTATCGGCAGAGTGAACTACGGTATTGCTGGAAAACCGGAGCGCTTTTTACTGGGCAGGCAGGTAGTGTGCTGCGATTATGTGACTACATACAGCGCGGGAGTAGCAGAGAATACAGCTTTTGCTTTCCTTTTCAACTTTAAGGACTACGTGCTTAACACCAACTATGCAATGGGCGTAAAGAAGTACGAGGACAACGACACGGACGACAAAGTAACAAAGGGTATCATGCTTGCAGACGGCAAGGTAGTTGATAAAAACAGCCTTGTTACTATCTGCATGGGGAGAAGTGCGTAAGAAAGGTGGATATTTATGAAAGGGCATTTAGATGTTAAAGAGCTGGAAAAATGCAAGAAGGCAGATTTGCAGAAACTTGCGGAAGAGCTGGGCGTAAGTACAGAGGGGACAATCAAAGAACTTGCGGAACGTTGCGCAGAGGTTGAGGTAGAGATACCAGACGAAAGCGAGCTGACAGAAGAGGAAAAAGAGGCAGCGGAGCAGGCGGCGGCAGAATATGCCGAGGAAAACGAGCAGGATGAGCCGGAAAAGGACGACGAACCGCAGGCAGCCGGAACGGTTACGGTAGAGGTAACAGCTATGTACTTAGACAGGGTACTAAACGAAGTGAAAGAGCCGGGAGAAGTTTTTACCGTAAGCCGTGAACGGGCAGTAATTCTGGAAAGAGCAAAGGTTGCAAAAATCAAAGAGTAAGCATCTGGGCTATGGAAACGTAGCCCAGATTTATTTTAGAAAGCGGGGTGCAGGGTATGGCAGCAGATGCCACAACATTAACAGAAAAGATGCGGGCGGCGCTGCGTATCAGCAGCACAAGCGAAAAAATTACAGAGGAAATTAACGACTGTATAGCTGCCTGCAAAGCAGACCTTGCAAATGACGGCGTAAAGCGGATTGACGAAAAAAACGGGCTGATAATCAGAGCCGTTACGTTGTACTGTAAGGCTGAATTTGGCTATAACAACAATGCGGAAAAATTCAGAAACTCATACGATACATTGAAAATGCGGCTTTCTATGTCAAAGGAATACAACACGCCGGAAGTGTCCGAAACGGACACCGAAAGCAGGGAAAGCGGGGGATAAAATGGCAGAATGGGTGGACGAATTAACGCTTGTAAAAATGACAGAGCCGGACGAGCGGGTAAATGGAAACGGCTTTGCAGAGCAGGGCGAAGAAAGTAGGCGTACTGTTTTTTGTAACATGAAATCAGTAGGCTATAACGAGTATTTCAAGAGCCAGCAGACGGGGAAAGTGGTAGAGCGAAAATGCGACGTACACAAGGCAGATTATGAGGGCGAGGACACTGTAGAACTGAACGGGAAAGCCTATTTTGTGCTTAAAACGTATGACATTGACGACGACACGGTAGAGCTTACGCTAACAGATTTGCGATATAAGGATAGAGAGGTATAGAAAAGCGGCGGGGATACCGCCGCAGTCAATACTAATCATTTATCTTTAAAGTGTCTGGAACATTGATAGGAGGATTGTCTTTTAAAAAGCGCAGTATGATTTTACAGCCGTAAGAAATCGGCTTACCGTCTTTGTGACCGCCTCCGTATACATCAATATGGCTAATACTTTCAATACGCTCTATATTTTCCTGCATAAAAGGCACTAAATTAGCGGGTATATTTCCGATTTGCATATCATTGGCATAGATGCCATAGGCAGGCGAACCTTTAAACTCATATTGCTTTATTTCCACGTCAACGTATTTGCTAAATGGGTTATCACGAAAGTGAAGTTTACGCAAAATAAGTTGTCTGTCTGTACCGTCGTCATTATTGAAAGTTACGCCAGCGACTTTTATAGGAGCAAATAAGTATTTTGACTGATTATGTGCAGGCGTGCCGGGAGAAGATACTGGGTTATTCTGCAAGGGTTGAAAAACGAACTTTTGTTCTGGGGGGGGGTAGAGCAATTATTAGTGTGCGGCAATTCATTATTTGTTTTTGCAACTGTTTTCGCAGAACGGAAAGCCAGAAATGCAAAAATACCACAAATGATAAAGCAGACAACGCCGCCGGAAGAAAGACCGCCTGAAAAACCGCTAAAAGAGGAGAAAAGAAATAAGACGGCAAGGCAGGAAAAAACTATAGTTTTCTTTTTCATTTTATAAACACAACCTTTCTAAATGATTTTAAGAAAATTATAAAACATTGTCGAATTAAAAGCAACAGAGGGAGCAGGATAAATGGCAGAATTTAACACAGTAGGACTGGAAGAGATTATAGAGGAATTTAGTAGGAGAGAGCAGGCGGCAACAAGAGCCGTACCTAAAATGCTACAAGCAGGAGCAGCGGTACTGGTAGAGGCGCAAAGGAAAGAGGCAAAGGCTATGGGCATTGAAGAAACGGCAGGTTTTATACAAGCAATAAAACCAACAAAAGTAAAAGGTGGGGATAGAGAAAAACATATTGATGTTTATCCGCAGGGCAGGGCAAGACACGGAAACGACAGAAAGGGCGATAAAAGCAATGTGCGTTATGCGACTATTGGGTTTGTAGCAGAATATGGGACGAGCAGCCAGCAGGCACGCCCTTATATGACTGTGGCAAACGAGAAAGCGCAGGAGAAAGTAATAGAGGCACAGCTGGAAATATGGGAGCGTGAAACAAATGGATAGCTTGCAGAGGGTTTTAGAGAGCGCAGGACTGCCAGCAGAAAGAGGCACATTTACCGGGAAGAAAAAGCCGACAGCTTATTACACATTTTTGCGGCTGCTGAAAGGGGCGGCAGTGAGCGCCGACGATAAAGAGGCAGCAGGCAGGGAATTGTATAGGGTTACACTTTTCCATAAGGGAGATTTTGAGGCGCAGCTAAATAAAACTCTGGAAGTGCTGACAGCAGCAGGCGCTTACATAAACAGCGTAGATGCGGAAACAAAAGAAAATGATACTGGGTACTGGATAGTACCTATAACAATCGAACTGTTAAAGGAGTGACAAAAATAATGACATTAGGATTAAAAGACCTTTATTATGCTGTCTGCACGGAATCAGAGGGCGCAGAAACTTACGGAGAGCCTAAGAAAATGGCAGAGGCAATGGAAGCTGATTTATCCGTAAAAACAGAAACAGCAGACTTGTACGCAGACGACGCATTAAGTGAGAGCGTAAAAGAATTTACAAACGGAACATTAAAGCTGGGGATTAAAGACCTTACGCCGGAAACACTGGCAGAGGTACTGGGGCAGCTGGTAGACGAAAACAAGGTAGTGTGGGCTGGTGGAGATGACGAACCGCCGTTTCTGGCTATTGGTTTTAGGGCTGCCAAAACTGGCGGCAGATACAGATATATCTGGTTATTGAAATGCAAATTTGAAGTACCGGGAGAGAAGTACAAGACAAAAGGGGAAAAAATCGAATTTCAGACACCGGAAATTACAGCAACTTTCTACAAGCGAAAGAAAGATGCAAAATGGAAAGCTGATTTTGTGGGAACAGAAAAAGATAAACCAGCAACAACATGGTTTACGACAGTACCAGAACCAGCGCCCAAAATGACAGAAGTATAAAAAGAGAATATGAGGAAAGGAGAAAGGCGTAGCGCAGGCTGCGCCTTAATTTTATGCCATGAGCGCAATGAATGACGGCGGTTATACCGTGGAACTGAAAGGGAAAAAGTACAGATTACTTTTTACACTTAATGCACTGGAAGAATTGCAGGACAAGTGCGGGGGATATGACAAGCTGCCAGAGGTATTTAACCAGAATAACAAGGACTGGGTAAAGGATACCAAATGGTTGCTTACTATGCTGATTAACGAGGGACTGTTAGAAGAGGACGAAAACGCAGAGCTTTTAAGCGAGGACAAGGTAGGCAGGCTGATACATTTAGGGAATATCCGGGAAGTACAGAACGCTATTTTTGCATCTTTTGCAGCAGGAACAGCCGGGGACGGAAACGGGGACGAAGAGGAAAGCGGAGAAAGTGAAACGGGGGAAGTGGCAGCCGTGCAGGAAAATTAGATACTGCACGGCTTTTGTATATCGCAATCGGACTACTGGGGTACAGAGAGCGTGAGGCGTGGAGAAAAACGCCGTATCAGATTGTGACACTGTTTAAGTACCACAAGGAATATAACCCGCACATTTTCCGACAAGAGCGGGCAGCAGAACCGATAGCCGCAGAGGAAATGGACGACATTGATATAGCGTTAGGGGGTATGTAGTAAAGTGGCTGATAAAACAGAAAATATAAAAACAAGGCTTAGCTTTGACGGCGAGGCAGAATATAAATCAGCCTGCAAGGATATAAACAACAATTTAAGAAACCTTAATGCTGAAATGCGCCGAGTAACCGCAGAATATAAAGGAAACGAAAATAGCATAGAGGCATTAGGGGCAAAACAAAATGTTTTGTCACAAAAATATGATGAGCAGGCAAGGAAAGTAGAAGATGCACGAAAAGCATTAGAAAGATGTGCCCAGCAAACGGGAGGAAACAGCGAGGCTACACAAAAACTGCAAAGAGATTTGAATTATGCAGAGGCGGCACTTTATGACACCGAAAACGCTTTACGAAACATAGAAAATCAAATGTCGGAGGGTGTGCAGGCACAGAACCGATATGCGGCAGCGTGTCAAGGAATAGATAAAAATTTATCTGTTTTAAGCGCAGAACTTGCGGAAGTAAATGCAAAATATAAGACAAATGAAACGACTGCAAAGGCAGTAGCTGAAAAGCAGGATATTTTAAAAAAGGCATATGCAGAGCAGGCAAAAAAAGTGTCGGAAACAGAAAAAGCCTACGAAAGCATAAAAAGACAATATGGAGAAAACAGCCAAGAGGCAAAGGAACTGGAAGAGAAATTACATAAGGAAAAAGCGGCGTTATACGAGGTTGACAATCAGATAAAAGAAACAGAGGTAAGTCATAGCAAATTTGCAGCAACAATGGGAAGTTTGGGCGGCGCAATGGCAAAAGGCGTAACCGTCATAGGTACGGCAGCCGCAGCAATCGGCACGGCAGTAGTAGCAGGACTTGCATATACGGTAAGCCAAGCGGACGAGGCGAAAGGGGCGTTAAATGATTTTTGCGCATCTACGGGAACGGCGACAGAAGAGGCAGACCAGTATAAGCAGGTTATGGAGAATATCTATAACGGTAATTATGGCGAGGGCTTTGAAGATATAGCAGCGTCTATGGCAACAGTCAAGCAGCAGGCGGGCGATTTGGGAGCGGACGAGCTGGAAAAAATGACGACCAACGCATTAACCCTGCGTGATACGTTTGAAATGGACGTAGCGGAAAGTACAAGGGCTGCAACGCAGCTGATGCAGCAGTTTGGAATATCCGGCGACGAGGCATATAACCTGATTGCGCAGGGAGCGCAGCAGGGGCTTAACCAGAACGGGGACTTGCTGGACGTTATCAACGAATACAGTAACCAGTATGCGCAGGCAGGGCTAAGCGCCGAGGATATGTTTAACTCTATCCAGAATGGGGCAAATGAGGGCGTGTGGAGCATTGACAAAATGGGCGACGCTTTCAAAGAGTTTAGCATACGAATGAATGACGGAACGGCAAACGAATACCTTACAAGTCTGGGGCTGAACGCAGATGAAATGGTGGGGAAATTCCAAGCCGGGGGCGACAGCGCAAAAGAGGCAATGAACCAGATAAGCGAGGCGCTGAAGAATTGCGACGACGAAAGCCTACAGTATACCGCAGGCGTAGGACTTATGGGTACTATGTGGGAAGATATGGGAGCAGATGCCTGCACTTCCCTTATGGACGTTGAGGGACAGATAAGCAAGACCACGGACGCAATGGGGCAGATTAACGCCGTTAAGTATGATACATTCGGCGAGGCTATGCAGGGGGCAGGCAGGATATTGCAGACCAGCTTTATTATGCCTATCGGAGAGCAGGCGTTGCCGATTTTCAGCCAGTTTGCAAATGAATTGCAGCAGGGAGCAGCCGCAGCAGGCGGGGATATGGGGAAAATGGCGCAGAGTTTTGGCGACGCTCTGGCAAATATGGTAAGCGGGCTTTCTGATATGCTGCCGCAGATTACCACGTTTGCCGTGGAGCTTGTAACCGGGCTGGCAGACGGAATTGTAAGCAGTGCGCCTACAATCGTGCAGGCTGGGGTAGATATGATAACGTCTTTTGTGGACGGTATTATAACAGCTATTCCTACTCTGACAGAGAGTGCCGTAGAAATCGTAACAACGCTGATTGACGGTATTGTAGAACTGATACCAGATATAGCAGAGGGAGCGGTACAGATTATTGCAGGACTGGCAGAGGGGCTGGGGCAGGCGTTGCCGGAGCTGATACCAAGTGTGATAGATGCAGTGCTTACAATCGTGGAAACTCTGGTAAACAATGTGCCTATGCTGATTGATGCAGCGATACAGCTTGTAACTGGGCTTGCAGACGGTATTATAGCAGCGCTGCCCGTGATTATCGAACGATTGCCGCAGATTATAACGGCTATCATAAATGCGCTGGTTGAGGGTATCCCGCTCATTCTGGAAAATGCCGCAGAGATTGTGGTAGCGCTGGTAGACGGAATTATTAACGCAATCCCGCTTTTGATTGAAGCAATGCCACAGATTATCGTAGCTGTTGTAACGGGACTGATTGAGGGACTGCCGAAAATTGCAGATGCAGCAGCAAAGTTAGTAAGTACCATTATAGGAAAATTGGTAGAGCTGCCGGGACAGATTGCGGGAGCAATAGCGGACGGCATAAACAAAATAGCCGAGTGGGGCGCACGTATGCAGGCAAAAGGCGGCAACGTGATTACAGAATTTGTAACAAAGGTTATTACCATTGTTAAGGAGCTACCGCAGAAAATCTGGAATAGCATTATAGGAGCAGTTACAAAAGTAGCCACATGGGGCGCAAACATGGTAAGCAAAGCCAAAGAGGTAATGAATACCATGCTTACGGGAATTGTGACAATAGTAACCCAGACACCAGAAAAAATATGGAACTGCATTATAGGAGCAGTTACAAAAGTAGCCACATGGGGCAGCAATATGCTTTCAAAAGCCCGTGAGGTAATGAGCAACATGGTAACTGGTATTGTAAATGTGGTTACACAAGTGCCGGAAAAAATCTATAACAGCATATCCGGCGCAATTTCAAAAGTAGCCCAGTGGGGTACAGAGGTAAAAAATAAAGCCGTAGAGGGTATGAATATGGTGCTTAATGGCATCACAAACGTATTTTCAAATATCGGCAGTACATTTGCGGATATTGGCAGCAACATTGTAAGTGGTATCTGGAACGGCATAAGCTCTGGCTGGGATTGGCTGAAAAATAAAGTTTCAAACCTTGCAAGCAGTCTGCTTGATGCAGCAAAGGACGCTTTAGGAATTGAAAGCCCGTCAAAAAAGTTTCGTGACGAGGTGGGTAAATTCATGGCGCAGGGTATTGGCGTAGGCTTTTCTGATGAAATGAACAACGTAAACAGAATGATTGAGAAGAGTATACCGAGAGAGTTTGATACTGGCGTAAAGGTTGATGTAAGAAAAGACATTGATTTTGACGACGACGGGGACAAGCCAAAACCAAGACCAAGAGGCGGCGCAGCTAGTGGCGGTTTTACTGTTATCCAGAATATTTACGCAAATACCACAGACTATGCAAAGCAGCAGAAAGAGGCTGCAAGGCAGTTTAAGATGATAGCAAGGACGGTGTAGCCTATGGAATACGAAAAACTGACTTATACAAATGAAAGAGGCGAGAGCATAGAGCTTAGCACAGAAAGCGTGTACCACTGCAACGTAAGCAAGGACGTAGAGGGAATAGCAGGCGTTACAAATGTGGTATACAGCACAAACGGTATGGGGCAGCATGGCGACACATACGTAGGGCAGCGTATCGAGGCACGGGACATTGATATACTGGGGCATATCAACACAAGGGACAAGGCGCAGGCATACGAACTGCGCCGCCAGCTGCTTAAGGTATTGAACCCGGAGCTTGACGGTACGCTTTCTTATGAGTTTGGCAGCTTTAAGCGTGTAATAAACTGCCGCCTGCATGGAGAACCGAAGATAGAGCGAAAAAACGTGCTGTTGGAGTTTTCTATACCGCTTGACTGCCTTAACCCGTTCTGGCGGGAAGTTGAAGAAACAAAGGAAGATATAGCAAGCTGGGTAGCGGCGTGGCATTTTCCGTGCGTGATTGAAAAGGATAATCCTAAGAGCATGATTTACGGATACCGAGCGGAAAGCGTGATTGTAGATTGCTACAATGAGGGCGACGTATCCACTGGTATGCGGGTGCGCTTTGTGGCTTTGGGGACAGTAAAGAACCCTATTCTATTGAATGTGGATACTGGGGAATTTATTAAAATCAACGCCACAATGCAGACCGGGGACACGATAGAAGTAAGCACAAAATATGGTAGCAAAGGTGCAAAGCTGATACGGGACGGGGTAGAAACAAATTATTTCCGATATGTGGACGTAGACAGCACTTATATGCAGCTTGCCATAGGGGACAACAATTTTCGTTATGATGCGGAAAGCGGCGTAAATTCTATGGAAGTTTCCATTTTCTACAACAAGGAATATCTGGGGGTATAGGTATGGAGCTTAGAATATTTGATAAAACGATAGAGCCGCTGGGAGTAATTGACGAGTTGGCAAGCCTTTTGTGGTGCATAAAATATTTTGATGTGGGAACATTTAGCCTGCTTGCGCCGATTACGGACAATAACAGTAAGCTGCTGGTAGAGGGCAATGTTATTGTAAAGCATGACGGTAAGACGGAGATTACAGACGCAAACGGCGGTGTATGGCGCAGGGCGGCACAGATTACCTACGTGCATATTACGAAAGACGAGAACGGGTTAGAGCAGATAGAGGCGCAGGGCTTTACATTGAGCCGCTGGCTGGGGAAACGCTGTATATATCCGCAGATAGTGGCAACAGCCACAAACCAGAGTTTAATAAATGCTATGGTAACGAAAAACTGCGGCAGCGGAGCAACGGAGAAAAGGCGGTTTAAGCAGTTTGAAACATTGGCGCAGGAAACCATAGCAGGCAGTCAAGTGGAGTATTCTAACCAAGTGTGCGCCAATCTGGGGACAGAAGTAAAAGCACGGGCGCAGGCTGGAAAACTGGGCTATGACATTCTGATAAACGAAAGAGAGAAGAAATACGGCTTTTATCTGTATAAGGGCAAAGACCTTACAGCGAAAAACGACGAGGGCAACACGCCATGCATATTTTCCAGAGATTTTGACAATGTAAATGAGCAGGAATATACAGCCAGTATAGAAAACTGCGGCAACTATATTTATGTGCAGGGAGCAGCAGACGACAGCGGCAGCCAGCCTATTGTAACCGTGGACGGAGAGGGAGCGACGGGCATAGAACTGGACGAGGTTTTTTTGTGATGCCACAGACATTGCACGAAAATACAAGAGTGGGGAAACAGAGGTAACGATACCGCTTAGTACATATTTGCAGATGCTCAAGACGAGGGGAGAAACGGAGTTAGAGGGATACGGGAAAAACATCAATTTTGTATCGACTATTAACACAAACTCAAACCTAAAGTTTAAGGTTGATTTTGACTTAGGGGACAGAATTACTTGCAAAGAGGAAAAATGGGGTATACAGATAGATGCACGGATAACCGAGGTAAAAGAGATTTACCAAAAGGTACAGAGGAAATAGAGGCAACATTTGGGGAAAGCCTGCCTACTCTGGTGGATAAAATTAGGAAAGTGAGGTAAGGACAATGGCAAATTGTTTACCATTCAACGCCATATATGACGGGGAAAAGTATGACAGGGCATACAAAGCCGAGGATTGGGCGTGGTATTTTGCCACGTTTATAGCAAATGGAATTTTCCCAAAACCGAGCGACGGGCTGCAAGTGATTGCTTATAACGGTATGGAAATAAAGGTAAATACGGGTTTTGCGTTTATTAACGGATACGCCTTTAGAAACCCAGCCAGCCACGGTATAAGGCTTGACATGGCAGAGGGCGCGTTAAACCGTGTAGACAGAGTAGTAGTGCGCTGGGACTTGCCGCAGCGTGATATTTACATAGCGGTACTGAAAGGCACGCCGTCTGCAAAGCCACAGCCGACAGCGGTAACACGCAGTACGGAAATATGGGAGCTGGCGCTTGCGGATATTTACATAGGGAAAGGCGTTACAAAAATACAGACCAAAGATATTACAGACCAGAGATTTAATAGCAGCGTGTGCGGTATTGTGACTGGGACAGTGGAAGAAATAGATGCAAGCGTGCTGACAAAACAGTTTGACGACTTCTTTAAGACATACAGCGCAGCGGTAATGGACGAGTTTAGCGTATATAAGCAGAATATGGAAAAGTACCTTAAGGAAATTGCCGGGGTATATGAGCAGTACGTAAGCAAGACAGAGAGCTTATTTGCAGAATATGAGAACAAGTTTAACGAGCGCTATACAAATTTTGAGAGTACCTTAGACAAATGGGACGAGGAACTTTTAAAAGCCTATACGGAATTTATGGCAAAAATTCAGCTTTTCCAGACAGAGGCAGAAACCGAGTTTAACACATGGTTTGAGGGCATCAAGGACAAGCTGGGGGAAGATATTGCAGGCAGCCTGCAACTGCAAATTGAAGAACTGGCAGAAACGATAGACGGGCTGCGGCAGCAGGCAGAGGAAAGCAGCAAGGAAACAAAAGAGGCGTTGACAGAGCTTGACAAGAGGCTTACTGCGGTAGAAAGCGGCTGGGGTATCAATTATAACCATGATGCAGTATTAGGCTTGTGCTATATGGGCGCAGCGTGGTTGAGCCAGCATTACGAAAGAACAGAGGAAACGGCAGTATTAGGAGTTGCCTATATTGGTAATTCCTATCTTGCAAATACATTTTAGGAAAGGCGGATATTATGAAAGGATTCCCAAAAACATTAAAGACAAAAGAGGACTATTACAACTGCCTTGCAATGGTAGCAGCTGGGGAACTGGACGCAGCGGACTTAGAAAGAAAAATTGAAAGTCTGGAAAAACAAAGGTATATCCAGTGCGCCGTAGTAGAAACTGCGCCGGAGAAAAAGGCGGTAACAATTTATTACTGCGCAGAGGCGGCAGAGGGCATGGTATTTGATGCGGACGGCGTGACCGGGACGGTAACGGCAGTTACGCATATTCAGAGCGAAAAAGCAAGGGAAATGGAAGAAAACGGGAACGACAGAACCGTATTAACGCTGTCTAAGGGCGTAGAGGCGGCAGGCGGTGTAATTGCGCTGGAAACGGCAGCAATGGTAGCAGGAATGACAGCAGACGATATTAAGGCACTGAAAGGAGTTTTAAAACAGTATGAGTAGATTATTGGTGGACGACGTAACAAAAACAGACCGCAGGGCGCTTTTGAATGTAAATAAAATGGCAACAATCAGCGACATTGTAGCGCCGACAAGAGAGTATCTGCGTGCAAGCGGCGCAGACGAGCTGACAGTAGAGAGCGGCTGCGTAATTGCTGTAGGCGGCGCAGGCATCTTTAAGACCGCAGAAACGAAACTTACGGCGGCTAATCTGGATGCTGGGGCAACGTTTGCCGTTGGAAATGATTACTATGTGTATATCTGCGACAGCAGGGTAGATGCGCAGGACGAGCAGTATGTTATTTCCCTTAACTCTACATATCCGAGCGGCTGGAACGCAAGCAACAGCCGTAAAATTGGCGGTTTTCATTATGGACGCTGCCGTAAGGTAAACAGCAACTTACAGCCAGTAAACAGCAGCGGTGCGCTTTTCGGTACTGGCTGGGAAAGTGCAGTAAGCAACGGGATTGTACCACGCAGCGTATGGACTATGGGACACCGCCCAAAATGCAACCCGGAGGGAATGGTATATTTAGGCGGTGGCACATGGGTAGACATTTACCTTAATTCAGACGACGGGGCAGAGGGCTTAAAATCAGAGTATAATTGTGCGCCTATGACTGGCACAGAGGGCATGAACTGGTACAGATTTACAGAAAGGCTGATGAAGAGCGGCAAGCGTATGCCGGATTACAGCGAGTTTTGCGCCTATGCTTTTGGCAGCCCGCAGGGATTGGCAGAGAATAATACAAACGCATGGAGTGCAAGCTCAAATACACAGCGTGGAGTAACAGGCAGCGTAGTAAATGCAGTTTCTGCCGTGGGCTGTGTAGATGCCGTAGGGCGTGTATGGGAATGGCTTAACGATTTGATTACCAGAGCAGAACACGTAACAAATAAAGATTACCATGCAAGCGAGGGCTGGGGCTGGGACTTAAAAAGCCCGTTACGTGATGAGGGTACAAAGTACGACGTTGGTAATATCTATCAGTATTACGCTTATTCTTTGGCAGCGCTGATAGCGGGCGGCCGCTGGGGCGATGGCGTTAATGCGGGCGCTCGTGCCGTGGGTTGCGAACTATTACCCGTGGGATGTCTACGCGAGTATCGGCGTGCGTGGGGCGTGTGACAGTCTGTAGACGGCGGGCGAAAGCCCAGCCGCTACAAGAGGGTTGAGAAATGACGACCAGAGATAAAAGCGACAGACTACACCAGAAAATATATGATTTCTGCTATACATTTATCCATTGCTAAGCAAATATCCGAAGTATGAAAAATTACAGCCTACAGACAGCGACCACG